ATGTCGCGCACGCTGGCCAGGATCCCGACGGGGATCGCGGTGGCGTGGCGCGGGACGGCGAGGGTGAGGCGCTCCATGCCCGTCTCGGTTCCCTTCCAGCCGCGCGGGGGTTGCCCGTTCTGCCCGGAGAACCAGCCCATCAGGCGCTTGGCGGTGGCGTCCACTTCCCTGCGGCCGCGCACCTCGCCCGAAGTGTTGGAGGTCAGGCCAAACTCGTTGTCGCCGAAGCCGCCCTGACGGTAGAGCCGCCACAGGTTGGACAGGATGACGCGCGCCTCGCGCATCTGCTTGTCGCTGCGCTCCTGCGCATCCTCCGGCATGTCGTCAGCGAACTCCGGCGTCACCGACTCTTCCAGTTCGAGGTTGCCCCGCTTCCTGTGCTCGAAGAGTGCGTTCACGCCCGCCACGCCGTGGCGCTTCACCATGTCGTCGAACTTGCGGAACACGGCTTCCATCATCGTGGCCCGCTCCACCGCGTCGCGCGCGATACGCGCAGCACCGCCCATCACCTTCTCGCCAGTGCCGCGCGGCTTGGTGATCGGCACGTTGAACCAGCCGTTCTCGTCTGCGCCTTTTGCATCGCTGGTGTACCGGCTGGGGCTGCCGAGGTCGCGGTTCAGCCGCCCGATGCGGTGCGCATAGGCATTGATCTCCGGGTCGGCGTCGAGTTCCTCGTGCAGCGCCTTGCCCACCTTGCGCGCCTTCGCCATCTCGCCCTTGGTGGGCTCCTTGGTAGGCTTGCGCTCGGTCGGAGCCTTGCCTTCAGCCTTCTTCGCTGCCAGCAGCCGGTTCACCTCGTCTTCAAGCTGCTGCAGTTCCGCTTCCTTGGTCCCTTCGCCAGCCTCGATCTTGACCGGCTTCTCGACTGCCTCGGCCTTGGGCGCGGCTTCCACGCGCGCAGCGGCCTGCGGCGCTCCTTGATCGAGCGTGGCACCACCCTCCGTCGTGCCCTTGTCCAGCCGCACGCGCCACGGCTCGGGAGAGAGCCCCCCGCTTTTCGGCACGCGCGCCGTGACCGGCGCGGCGCTCGCGGCTCCTGCCGTCGGGCCAGCCGCCACTCGCGGGCCTTCCGTCTCCCCAGCGGACTTTTTGACACGGCTCGGCCGTTGACGCACGACACTGGTAGTACGGCGGGTGTCGGGGACGGGCACACGAACGGCGTTGGACAGGTCTGCAGCGTCCCACGTGCCTTGCCCTGCCACCTGAGCACCCGTGCCGCTGGGCACGGCCACGGACTCCTGCGCGGCTCCTGCGGCCTGCTGGATCGCCATGTCCTGCGACGACACCGGGGCGGTCGGGTCCACGCCCCCGCGCAGCGGTTCGTTCAGGATCGGGGCGGTGACGGGCGGCACTGCCGCCCCGGCGGTTTGCTGCATTGCAGCGGCTTGGTCCGGGGTGACGAGCGGTGCGCGGATGCCGGTGAAGGGCGAGGGCTCGGCGCGGAGGTCCATGTTCCCGGCGGGCACGAGCGGAGCACCGTCGAGCGGTGCCGAGGGCACCGGCGCAAACACGCGCGCGTCGGGCTGCGGGCCGGCGTTGGGCGGTGCGAGAAGATCCTGTTGTTGGTCAGGCGTCACCACCGGAGGGGCACCCGGGGTTGCCTGTGCGCGCGTCGCCACGCCACCAGCGCCGCCCATGGCACCACCCACGAGGCCACCGACGATGGCTGACTCGCGGTAGCGCGCAAGAGCCTCGGGCGAGGTCATGGAGGCGTTGGGGTTCACCGCCACGCGCCCGGCTTGGTTCAGCATCTCCTGCGAGAGTTCGCCGACCGACTCCTCTGCGCCCGTGGTGAGTGCACCCAGCCCACCACGCGCTGCGCGCCCGCCCCAGCCCTTGATCGCAGCCGCCGGTGCAGCACCGCGAACGGTGCCCCTTGTTAACAGGTTAACAGCCTGTGCTCCGCCGCCGATCATGTTGGCAGCCGCGTAGGGGACGCCGAGCGCGGCCGCGCTGGCAAGGTCGTAGCGATGCGCCTCTTCCTGCTGGTTCCCGAGGATGTCGCCAACCGCCGAGGGGTAGCTGCCCGCCATCATGGAAATCTGCGGCAGGTAGCGGACGCCGAAGGTGTAGGTCTGTTCGCCCGCAGCACGCGCCGCAGCCTGCGCCACTTCGGGTGCCACGCCCTTGGCCAGTTGCTCGGACAGCACCTTGGCTGCCTGCTCCTCGGCCACTGCGCGTGCACCCTTGAAACCGATGTTCTTCGCGATGGCACCGAGCCCGCCGGTAGCGACGATCTCCGCCATGTACGGCAGCGATTCGAGGAGCTTGCCGTAGGTGAGTTGCGCCACGCCGACCGGACCCTGTGCAGCGTCCCACGTCTGCGGCAGGCCGCTCACCGCGCCAAGCTGCTCGCCGTAGCGCTTGTTCACGTCGGCGTACTGCATGGGCGCGTTGTTCTCGGGCTTCATGCCGAAGACATCCAGCACCGCGCCGGCGACGTTCTGCATGCCTGCCTTGTAGCCGGCCACGCCCGAGGTGACCGCCTTGCCGGTGTCGGACGACGGGATGATGCGGTTGAAGTACGCCTCGACAGAGCCCTCGGGCGGCTGCTTGAAGTTGGAGGGCATCACTCCCGTGCCCGACTGCTGGAACGCGCCGTTGCGCAGAAGCTCGATGGCACGACCGTAGTCGTCGATGCGGAACACCTGCCCGTTCACGTACAGCTTGCCGGCGGCAGCGTCGATGCCGATGTCGGGGTTGCGGCCCGTCTCGGGCTGCGGCGTCTGCGGCGCACCCGTCATGGAGGCATAGCGCCCCATGCGTGCCACGACTTGGCTGGCGTAGGCAGCCGGCGTGGTTCCAAGGGCATCCCGCACGTCGTCGCGGATCGTTCCGTCGGGGCGCACGGCACCACGGCCACCGATGTAGGCTGCCGCCGTCTTCGTGGGGTCGCCGCCGTAGTACTTGAAGTCGTCTGCGAGCTTGCGAAGGCTCGCGTTGATGCGGTGCTCCTCGTTGTCGAACGACTCGCCCGGGCGCGCGTACTGCTGGAACGTGCCCGGCATGATCTGCATGGAGCCAGTCGCTCCCTGCGGGCTGAGCGCGTTCCTGTTGCCACTCGACTCGCGCGACATGATCGCGTTGGAGAGCGCGACCAGCGTAGGCGAGATGCCGCCTTCCGGCGCAGGCTCCGGGCCGGGTGCAGCCGTGATGCCGGGCACCGCTGCGGCGCGCGGCGTGGTGGGCGTAGGCGAGTCGAAGGGCGAGTACATCTAGCGTCCCAGTGCTTGTTGAATCCTTCCGCCGGTGATTGCGCCGGGATTGAAGGCGTATCCCGACTGCTGTCCCTGCTGCGGCCCCAGCCCCATGACCTTGGTCGGCGTAGGCACCTTACGCGCGGGGTTCAGGGGGTCGGGCTTGTCTTCCACCTTGTACACGCCGTCGCGCGTGTTGATGTACGGCGTGCCATCCATGCCGACAGTGACGTGCCCCTTCGGATCGAGTTGCGCCTTCAGTTGTTCGAGGTACGCACTCTTCTGCACGTCGATCAGCCCTTGCTGCTGCGCTTGGATCAACGAGTACTGGTGCTTCGCTTGCGCCACCGCGAGATCCTTGCCGAGTTCCGCACCAGCCTTCGCGCGCGTCTGCATCATCGTGGCGACGAGCCCCGGGTTGCCCATGGTGGCGATGGTACCAGCCACCTGCTCGGGCGAACGCGTATCCTCGGTGCCGTCGGCAAACTTGAACGTGTAGGTCTTGTCCGGGTTCTGACGGTATCCCGTGATCTTGCGCCCGTTCGGGACCATGTGGTTGAACGCGTCGATGCCGGCCGTGATGTCGCCCGCTGCGAACGCGCGCTGCGCGTTGTCGCTCACCTCCTTGATGCGCTCGCCGTTCAGTTGCGAGTACGTGTCGCGGTACATCTTCGCTTTTTGCTCGAACCCCGGCACGAGGCTGTAGACGCGCGCCATGTTGTGCATCAGGCGGATGTCGTCGTCGAACGCCGACGCGGGGTTCTTCGAGGCGTACGCCGTGAAGGTGGAGGTGACGTCGGGCTCGGGTTTGTACGAGGCAACCGGCGCGGCCTTGGGAGAACCACTCATGCCCGGAGCGCCAACGTACGACTGGTCCGCTGCGCGCTGATTCCAGTCGGAGGGCGTGGCGGTAGCGGGCTTTGACGCTTCCCCGGTAAGTACGCCGCTTGCGAATTGGCCTGCCGCGTCTTTCACCGCAGGCAGCACGCGCTCTGCTTCCTGCGCGAGCCCGTAGGCAGGTGCGAGCGGCAGACCAGCGGCACGACGCACCGCCACGCCGGCAGCGGGAGCAAGCCCATCGACGGCGGCACCACGCACGGCATCGACAGAGTCCATGATGTAGCTGGGAATGGACCCCAGCGGCGTGGCTTTCAGTGCGCGCAGCGCCGTACCCGCCATGCCGCCGGTGGACGCAGCCGCGTCTCCCGCGTTGCGGTTGAACGTGCTCTCGCGCTGCGCTTGCCGCTCGAACTCGGGAATGTCGGCCATTCTCGTCTCCTAGATGTACTTCTTGCGCATCGCGTCGAGCTTCTCCACGCCGATGGCGTCGACCATCTTCTTGGGCAGCACGTACTCGCCAGCAGAGAGGCGCACTGCACCCTGCCGACCATCGAGCGAAGCGGGGATCGAGTCGCTGGTGCCGGTGCCGGGGCCTTGCACTTCGCCGCCTGCCGCCATCTTCTTCACGTGCCCGCCGCACGCGTAGTGCGCGATGTACTCGGTGAACGTGCTCGGAGCCTTCGGCGCGGCCTTCTTCGCCTTCTTGCCCTTCTTCGGCTTCTCCACCTCGCCGCCCTCGGCCAGCACCTGCACACCGTTGTAGATGCCCGGAAGTTCGCCGCCCTCTGCCAGCGCGAGCAGGCTGCCTGCAAAGTGATCCGCAGTAGCCGGAAGCATCGAACCCACCTTGTAGCTGGGGTCGGCGTAGTCCTTGTCGAGCAACTCGAACACCGAGGGCTGCTCCTTGTCTGCCAGCGTGTCGTCGTAGATGCCGCTGAACTTCGGCGTGACGGGCTTCACCTCGCCGCCCTGCGCATACGACGTCTCCGGCTTGTCGTAGGGCGAGATCGGGCGGGTTCCGCCAGCTTCGCTCGGCACCATCTGGATCGCCGACGTGCGCGCAAGATCGGAGGGCTGCGCCGCTTTCGCTGCCTCTTGCTGCTGCTTCGCAGTCAGCATCAGCCCGAGCTTGAAAATGTCGAGGTCGAGCTTCATCAGGTTGCTGCCGTGCTGTGCCTTCTCTTCCTCGAACGCAGCCATGCGGTCGGCGCGACGCCCACGCTCGTACGTGTCGTGCGCGTTGAGGGCGTATCCGGTAGCTGCGAACGGGCTCATGCGTGCCATGATGCCTCCTAGATGTAGTTCAACGCGTCCATGCCTTCATACGCGTCGAGCGTGCGAGGATCGAAGCTGTCGAACGCTTGCCAGCGCGCGTCGTCCGGCGCGTAGTCGTAGCCGCCCGACGGCATCCAGTCGGTGACACCGCGCGCACCTGCATACCCACGCAGTGCGGCAAGCATCTCGTCCATCTGACGTCGCTGCACGTCTGCGCGGTGCGCATCCGACGCGGCATCGAACGGGCTCTTGAACGAACGCGTGGCCGCGCCGAGGTCGGCGATGTAGTTCCTGCGCAACTGGTCGTTGATGCCAAGCGCGCCCTCGCCAGCCTTGGCGTAGATGGCAGCGGGGATGTCGAAGCGCGGCTGGATCGCCGCCGCGCGTGCCGTGTATGCGTCCGCAGCCTTCAGGCCGAGGTCGCGCTCTTCCTTGCGCCCCTTGTTCGCAGCGTCGATCACGGCAAGTGGCGCAGCCGCGTCTATGGCACCGAGGCGCGCTTGGTACGCACCTGACCCCGGGTTCATGCCGGCCATGCCGCGAATGGCTCCTTGCCTGCGTGCAGCGATGGCAGCCTGTGCGTTCCGCACCCCGCGCCCTTCCGCCTCGTTCAGCGCCGCATCCGACCCCGCGTAGCCCGCGCGCGAGCCGAGCATACCCAAGGCGGTCGGCAGGTGCTCCCTGCGAACGGCAGCATCGCCTTCGGCGGCACCGGCAGCCGCGCCGCCGAGCCCCGCGATCTGCCCGTAGTAGCCCGCCGCTTGGTCGTAGTTGATGTTGGGGCGCTTCACCGCCGCCGTGGCAAGCGCGCTCGACACCGGCCCGCTGAGAAGGCCGGCGTTCTCCTTGGTCCAACGCCAGAAGTCGGGGATGTCGTCGGTGAAGGCCATATGGCTCTCCTATGCGTACATTTTGCGGCGCATGCGAATAGCGCCTTGCCCCTGCGACGGCATCGTCGGGGCCGTGGGAGTGCCCCCGGTGGCACTGCTGCCGAGCGCCGGGATTGCAGTAGGCGCACCCTTCTCCATCGTGAACGCCTGCGTGGAGGGCGAACCAGACGACCCGTGCAGGAATGAAGAGCGCTGGTCAGGCGCGACTGCTTGCGATGCGTTGTAGGTACTGTTGAAGGTCGGCGTGCTGCTGCCGGAGGAGCCTCCGCGCGATTGCAGTGCCGAGGAAATGAGCGAAGCGAGGGACGCGTAGAACCCCGCTTGCGAGCCCTGCTGCTTGGCTTGCGTATCTCCGCCGTCGCTGCCGATCAGCTTCGAGCCCAGTTGCGCGGCTTGCATGCCGGCGCGAGTCGTGGGGTCAGTGAAGAAGTCTTTGGCCTTGTTCCAAGCGCCGTCCAGCAGCCCAGTCGGCGTTTCCAACGGCGTCAGGATGGAAGGCGCACCGCCGCCCAACGCGCCGGCACCGTAGGTCGTGGCGGGAGTAGACAACGCACCAGTGGATACCCCGGGAGTGCTGTATGGAGCGTTCAACGTGCTGGCACCATAGTCGATGGGCCCTTGCAGCGCCTGCGTCAGCCCCTCTGCCGAGCCGCCTCCCTCTACCGCAAATGCGCCGAGGCCGTCCACGCCCGCAGGCATGGAAAAGCCGGATGCAGCAGCTTCCGACACGGCGGAGCCGCCTAGCGAAGACGCGCTGACGGGGGTTACATCCGGCAGCGCGAAACCTCCGTTGAATCCTGCAACACCCGCGGCAGCGAGAAAGATGGGAAGCCCGCCCCAGCGATCACCACCGGGCGAAGGAGTCAGCCAAGCGGGGTCGTAGGTAGCGTCGGGGTTGCCGAAATCGAAGCCTTGGGGTGCGCGGCTCAGCAAGCCTTGGAGCGCCTGCCTTCCGGTTCCACCGCTTTCAGACAGCGGAGCGTCGAGGTCCGTGGGAAAGTCGTAACCACGCTGCGTGATCTGATCACCCATCTCACCGCCGCCGTAGCGGGTGCCAAGGTGGGAATCCCAAAGCTCGCGAAGTGTGGACATCACGCCTCTCCCTTCAGGTTGCGCATGAGCTTGCGAACCGAGTCGACAAGCTCCGCATGCGTTGCGTCGGTCGCGGGGTACGCCTGCGTGATATCGCCGTGCAGGATCGCGTTGCGGTCAAGGGGCGTGCGCTGACCGCAGAGAAGCTCGACGTTCTCCACGATGGCTGCGAGCGCCTTGTTCAGCGCATCGTTGCCCGTGTCGGGCACGTTCATGGCGACGAACTTAACCGGCATCAATCTGCTCCAGTGCGGCGGGAGTTTCCGCCATCAGGATTGCGTGCACGCGAAAGCGCGCGGACACCTTCACGGCGATGGTGTCGGTCTTGTAGCCCGTGGGCAGGCGGAACGGCCGGTTCGACGACACGTAGCGCTGCCAGCGAAGCTCCTTGTCCGTCCAGAGTTGGAAGAGCACCTGCATGTCTACGCTGGACGAGCGCAGCGACTCCATCAGGTCCCCCGCCACGTCGATCTCGTCGGCCACCTCGTCGCTGCCGAAATACCCAAGGTCATCGGTGAGCGCAGCGTTGGCCACGACGATGGCCGCGTTGTCCGCCGTGTAGTCGGGGGCCGTGAAGTCACCGTAGATTTTCGCAACGCCCATGTTCAGCGGTTTCTGGTAGGAGAAGTCCTTCGATTTCCACTCCATCAAGGCGTTCTGCGAGTTGGGCGAGTCCCACTGGTAGAGCTTGCTGTTCTGGACGAAGTAGTACTCGCCAGTCAGCGGATCGCTGTACCCCGCCGATGCCCAAATGTTAGTGCCCACTAACAGCGCCATCCTATCAGAGGCGTTCTGGAAAATGAAGGACTTCGTCTCGCCCTCGGGGGTCGTGTAGTTGCCGAAGTACTTGCTGTCGTAGAACCGCCCCAGCATCGTGCTGGGGTAGTAGAGCTTCCACTCCTCGCGCGTGAAGAGTTGCAGGGTAGCAAGCGTAGGGTTGGCCCCCGGGACGTACACGAGGCCCTCGTAGGAGGGGTACATGGCCCCGGTGCCCATGTTGACGAGCGCCCGCTTGGACAAGCACGGGTACGGAAGGTCGAGCGGGTAGACCGAAATGGCGCTGGGATGGTTGCCGCTGGCGACGTACGGACGCCCCTCGGTCGTCACGATCAGCACGTTGCCCACGGCGCAGATGCCGACGATGTTGTAGTCGATGGAGTAGCTGTAGGCGTCCGGCCACGCGTGCGGCTGGTACGGCTCGCTGAAGCGAAGCTCGTTGCCGCGGAACGCGGCCGTCATGCCGTTGGCCATGTTCGTGATGCCGATGATGTCGGAAGGCGGCGCGGTGTAGAACGTGCTCTCGATGGCATCCCCCAGCCCCGCATCCACCACGTTGTCGGTGTAGGTGGTGGTAGCGCTGATCGTCTGGTTGGCGACGAACTGGTATGTGGTGCCGGTGTCACTCGTATTCGTGCGATAGATGTTGTACGACACCACGTGGTAGTCGCCGGCAGGAGGCGATCCCGGCAGGCTGGACACCATCACGCGCTGCCCCGACGTGAGCAACAACAGGTTGCTGGAATCGGACGGCTCCGACTCCTCCCCCCAGTTGGACACCCACGTGTAGACGTACCCCTTGTACTCGCCCGTGATGACGGAGGCCGAAAACGAGGTGCCGTTGCAGGTGATGACGCCAACTTCGCCGGAGTTGATCGTGAGCGTGCCTGCGCCGTTGATCAATTCAGTGCCTGCCGGGTCCACGGTCAGCGCGCCTGTGCCGAGATTTCGTACCACGCAGATGAAGGTGGAGCCGAGAGTGGCGGACGTGGTGAGCGCCAGCGTCCACGGCGTGGCCGTGCAGTCGATGGTTTTGCCGGAGTCCCCTGCCACCACCGTGTAGCCCGCAGCCTTGGCCAGCGTGTCGAACGCGATCACGGGCGCGCTGGAAGGCTTGGGCAGGCCGAGGTTGAACGAGTCGTAGGGGTACGTCGTCACCGCCGAACTTACCCAGTTCGCGCCATTGCAGCGAATGAGGCGCTTCGTGCCCGGGGCCACCGTAATGGTAGCCGCACCGTCGATGGTTTCCGCGCCATTCGGGTCGATGGTGATGTCACCGGCTCCGGCAGAGTTCTGCACTAGCACCACGAACTGGTTCTTGGCGGTAGCGGCCGCGAGCAGGCTGTAGGTGAACGGAGCCGCCGTGAAGTTGATCGTCTTCTCGTTATCGGTGGCAAGCTGCGTATATGCAGCCGACTTCGTCTCCGTCTGGTAGAACGTCGCGCGGTTGTCGTCGGTCGCCTTGGGCACACCGTCGCCCGTGAAGTAATAGCGCTGCGTCGACAGGTTGGTGACCGGAGAGCGCACCACATCCACGTCGGTGGCCCACATCATCCAGTAGAACGCGTCGTTCACGCTCACCGGGTAGATGGACAGCGGGTCCGTGACGTTGCAGTCGAGGAGGTACTCCGCCTCGCGATACGGCACGATGTCGCCCGAGGTCAGGCGCGCATTTAGCGCCTCCTGCGCGTAGCCGTCGGGGAGCAACTCCGTGGCAAAGCGCGGAGCGAGCCCCCCGAAGCGGGTGATTTTCGTGCCCTGCGTCATGTGGCTAGTGCTTCGCCTTCATGTCGTAGGCTTCTTCGCGCACGGAGCCTTCCGGCAAAGCGCGGCGCTTGTCGCCCATCTTGTCGGCGGCGGAGCCCTCTTGGAAGTGGCCATGCGGCACGGAGGCGTGCACCATCTGTGCCTTCATCGGCACGTGGCCGCTGGGATTCAGGACTTTCGAGGTCGGCTTGGGAACGGCCATGGCTACTTCTCCTTTGCGTTGGCTTCCATGCGGTCGCGAACCTGCTTGTTGGCGACGGCCGACCGCATGGCCTCGTCGCTCAGGCCCTCCTTGGCGAACTTCTCCGCCGCGTCGATGGCCTTCGCCTTGTCGGTGCCGAGCGCGCGACCGATGGAGGCAAGGATGCCGCCGTCGGCCTTCTTCTGCACCTTGCCGCCGCAGTTCAGCATCTTCGGGCCGCATTTGCTGTGGTACTTGCCTTGATCCATGTCAGTCTCCTTCCAGCTTCTCGCCGTTGGTGGTTTCGTACTGCTCGCGCACCCATGCCTGTAGTGCGATCAATTTCTCCGCAGTTGCTCGGCAGGTTCCGTAGTTCCCGACGACGCGGGTAAGGGCGAAAGCCGCTCCAACGTCGGGGGCGGCGACATCAAGTCCTTTGGTGGGCGGGGGAACGGCACCTGTGGTTGCTGCGTCGTGGAGCAGCCGCCAGCCAAGAGGCAGGCGCACATCAGCAGATTGCGGAACATAGCGGTTCACCTCCTTGATGATCACTTGCGTCTCACCCTTCACCTTGACGATGCGGTCCCTGAACCTCTCCACAACGCGTTCGGTCACCACCTGCTGCTTGAGGATCGTCTTGTTGGCTTGCTTCGCCGCCTCGACGTTGGCCTCGATCCACTCCTCGTAGATCGCCCCGCGTCCATGGATCTGGCCGATTGCATACGCGCCGAGCACGGCGATGGCGACCAGCACCCACTTGTTCGTGGCGAAGGCGAGGAGCGGAGCAGGGATCACGCGAGCCACTCCCCGGTGCGCATCATCTGCGCGAGGCGCTTGGCGCGATTGCCCACCTGCCGCGCCCACTTGGACTGCAGCATGCCGTCGGCCGCGAGGCTGTACTCGCCCTGCTCGATGAAGCGCAGCGTGTTGACGAACCCGGCGAGCGTCTTCCCGCCCATGTTGAAGCACATGTTGACGAGGATGTTCTGGCGCACGTCGTCGAGGCCGGACCACCACGGGAAACGCCGGTCGAGTTCGGCCATGGCTTCGGACACGTCGGCCTCGAAGAGTTCGCGGCACTGTTCCTCAGTGATGCGGTCACCGATCTTCGCCACGCCGGCGACGGGCTTCGCCACGCAGTTGTGCCCGATGCCCACCGTGAGGATGCCCTCGGTGTCGTGGTACGCCGCAAGGCGCTTGCCCTCGTCGATGGCGAGTTGCGCTTCGAGCTTCTCGATGTTCACTTGACCCCCCGCAGGCGGCTGGCATGCCGGATGATGGTGCGGTCGAAGTTGTCGATGGACGTGTTGAGTGCGGCCTGCGCTTCCGCAGACGTCATGCGCGACTGGCGACGCTCGGCGGGCACGGGTTGCTGCGCATGCCGGCGCTCGCGATGAAGCAGGTTGCGCACGAATTCCTTGAACATGGCTTCTCCTTAGTGGGAATCTTCCACCTTGTCGTCGATGATCTTGCCGAGGCTCTCCAGCGCCAGCGCGAGCTTCGTTTTCGCGTCGATGTCCGCGTCGTAGCGCTTGAGGATGAAGTTGCCGAGGTATGCAGCCACGACCCAGCCGAGCGCGAGGGGGCCGTAGACTTTCACGAACTCCATGAAGGCGTTTACCGGGTCCATTGGCGTTCTCCCTGCTGTTAGTCTTTTTATTGTGCCGGCTCCGGCGTGTTGCCCTCCGCGAGCCACGCGAGGTAGCGTTGGTAGTCCATGTTCGCTTCGTCGAATGGGACGGTGGCGCGGTCGGGCAGGCGCAGGATCATGTTGGTACGCTGTTGCTCCGTGATGGGATCTTTCAGATAACGGTAGGTCATGAAAGCCTCGCGTTAGCAGTAGCTCCACCGAGGAACCAGTTTCCGGCAGCGACGGCCACGGCAGTATTGTCTGCGCTAAACCCGCGAGTCTGCACGTCCACAAACCGCGCATTAGCACTATCAGCGGCTCCGTTGCTCCACTGTCCGGCCGCACCGCCCGGACGGTAGTTGTACAGTGTGCCCGTCCATGCGCCACGCATCTCTGTTGGAAACGCTGTAAAGCCAAACGGATAAGTTACTTGCGAGTTGTACAGATAGGTAATACTGAGACCGTTGGCAGGAGCGGTGCCTTGGGAAAACGACTTCCAGTAATACCGTTGCGCCTTCGCCAACTCGCGCTGAATGTCCGCAGGCTTGTACGCGCAGACGACGTTGCCGGGGATGACATGCATCCGCAAGTAGCCGATGTTCGACGTCGAGGACAGGAAGTTGACTTGCGAGGCGGTGCTGAAGTTCGTCGTCGCGCCCCACGAGCCCGTGGAGCCTTGATAGTTCGCGCCCGCCATCAGGCAGATTTGAACGCGCACTCCGGTGCCGTTCGTGTACAGCCACGTCCCTGTGGTGTCGAGCGCCCACGTCAAAAAATGCTGCTGCCACGCCGCTGCGCCGCTAGTGGTGAACGTGCTGACGTAGGCACGGTTTCCTGCGGAGTTCGTGACGCGGATGCCGTACACACCGGCAGGCAGCGACCGGGTTTCCAGCATGGTGACGATACTTCCGGCGCTGGCCGTGCCGGGGGACAGCGAGGAAATGTCGTATCCCTCGATGTCGGTGAACAGGTACGCGAGGTCGGTTGCACCCACGGCTGCGTCCGCTGTCGTGCAGGTGATTTCGAGGCACATCTTCGCCGCGTTGTCCGGGTCTGCAACTTGACGCATCTTGAACACGCCGCCGCTGACCGATACGACACCGGACCACCCATCGGGCCCCCGCGTCGTTCCGGCGCTGCTCACCGTGTAAAGCGCGCCCTCGTTGATCTGGTCGAGGAGCATATTCGGGTTGACGTTCAGCGGGTCTTTGCTGAAGTCCGTCCAGATCAGGCCGTCGGACTGCGTGCTGTCGGCGACGATCAACTGGCCGTTGGTGCCGACTGCCTTCCACTTCAAGCCATCGGACTGCGTGCTGTCGGCGACGAAAAGCGAGCCGTTCGCCCCCACCGCCTTGCGCGCGGGCGTGTTCGCAGCCGTAGCAGCGACGAGGTCGCCCTTGGTGGTGAGGAGTTCCGCCAGCCCAACTGACGACACCTGCTCAAGCTGCGCAGTCGACGCGGTGTCGAGCGTGATGCGGTACCACTTGCTCGCGCGAATCTCGCCGCCAGCGCACGCGGCGTAGTTCATCTGCACGGCGATGGTGCCAAGGCCGCTGATGGCCACCGTGGTCACGCCAGAGTTGCCCGCGACGCCGGCTTTGAAGAGGAACGACATGCCAGCCGCGTACGCCGTGATCGCAGGCGAGGGCGTGAGCGTCAGGGCGTTTGCCGTGCCGCCAGCCGTACCGCAGTTCGTCGGCGTCTGCTGCTGCAGGTTTTCCGAGAAGAGGATGTTGTTCAGCGCCGAAGCAGTGAGGCGGTGACCAATGCGGTCCCCCGCGTTCCACGCAAGCGCGATGGTGCCTTGTTGTGCGCGAACGATGGTGAGGACGTCGCCGGTGCGCGACGTGCACGAGACGATCTCGCGCTGTCCCGACGTGTTGTAGAGCACGGCGTCGAACGTGCTGCCCGCGCCGGCTGCCGGGAAAAGCGCACCGTCACCCGCCGCCACGGTAAGGGACAGGTCACCTGCCGCGATGCTGGAGAGCAGCGTGCTCTTGGCAAAGTTCGTGTAGATGCGAGCCATTTAGTTCTCCACGTGAGCCCAAGCAGTGCGGCGCTTGATACGACACACAGTGGCTTGGTCTACGCCAAAGTGCGCAGCCACCACCCGCTGAATGCGCGTGTCTTTGCGAATGGCGCGCACTGCCGCAACAGTAAGTTTGGCATGTGGCGAGCACTCACCACGCGCGTACACTGCACGGCCCTTACTGCGCTTGTCTGCTTCGTTGTCCGCCTGCGTGCCCAACACTAGGTGCGAGGGGCGTACACAAGCCCGCGTATCACAGCGATGCATGACTTGCAGCTTGCCGGGGGAGCGCCCGTTTTTTAAAGCCCATGCCAGTCGATGCGCCCCTACGAGCTTGTGGCCGTCCCAAGCCAGCCCGTACCCCCGCGTGGAGATGGCCCCCAGCCACAACCAGCAGGGCGATCCAACGTCGGTGACGCTGCGCCCGCGCCTGTTTGTCTTCTTCCAGAAAGTGGGTGTGGTCATACCCACCTCCGCATTTGCACCATGACGTCTGCGGTGCCGTTGCCCTTCTCGGCCTTGATCTTCGCCTCGATGATGCTGCGCTGGAACGACGCCTCGCGCTTGTCGGCTTCCTTGTCGTCCGACCACGCCTCGCCCTTGATGCGAAGCACGATGGAGAGCGCGCCGTCGATGATGGCGTCGTGCCACTCTTCTAGGTACCCCTGTTCCAACCCGGTGGCCGTGAGCGTCGGCCGCAGCGCAACCTGCGCATTGAACGCGCCCGTGATCGTGTCGGTGGGCACCGGCTGGATGTTGAAGGTGTCGTTCTCGTCGAGGACCGTCACGCGCATCGGCTGGTAGCCCGTCTGCGACGGCCACGTGCGGTCGCGCGCTAGGAACTGGTCGTGCGTGTAGTCGTACACCGGCAGGCCGTTGCAGTGCAGGACGAGCAGCCGCGCAACTTCGGTCCCGGCGGGCAGCCCGGGGATCGTGTAGGTCGACGTGGCAGCAGTGAGGTCGAACGCAGCAAGCCACTTGCGGTACGCAAGCGACCTGTTGAAGAAGTCGCGCGCAGCCTTGGAAAGCGCATCTGCGATGACGAGCGGCGGGCACCCGCGCGCGTACACCTGCACATTCGGGAGGTACGTCGTGAAGTTTTGCGCGGCCATCAGTCAATCGCCCCCGGCGACGCTTCCTTGTCGGTCATGGCGTGCGTCTGCACCTCCGCCATGAGCGCCTCCTTCGCCCGCTTGTAGGACGCCTCCGCGCGCTGGTTCAGCACATTCTCGTCGTCCGACCACTCGGCTTCCGCCACGGTCATGTCGACCACGACGGGGTGGTATGTCTCGGACAACGAGATGGCGTCCGTAAGCGCCACGGTGGGCGGCGTGGTTGTGTACTCCGCATCCAGCGTGCCGGACCCATTCGACGGGGGCGAAACGAAGAACTTGCTGGGGTTGCGGCTGTGCCGCATCCACGTGTTGGGCGTGCTGCTGGCGGACGCGCGCCACGTCGGCGTCAACTGGTCCATCGTCTCGCGGTTGGACTCCGTGATGGCGTTGCCGCCGGTGACGCCGAACACCTCCACGATGCGCCCGTAGCTGGGCACCGTCTGCACGATGCCGGACACGAGCGTGATCGTGCCGATGGTGGTGAAGAGATCCGGGCGCAGCGTGGCTACACGCTTGAGCGCCCGGTTGACACAAAGGACAAGAGCGTCGTCCGTGAAGCGGTAGCTCGTCGCATCATCGTCCTTGATGATGGCGCGAACTTCGGTGATGACGCTCTGCGGGGTCACTAGCGGGCGAACACGTCGGAGAGGTCAGGCCCCGGCGCGTCGCCCTGAGCGATTTTCGGCTCGGTGACGGTGGTTGCGGAAACGACGACAGCGTCGGCGGAAGGCTCGGCCGTCTTCGTCACGAGAGGAAGCTCGGACTGCTTCGGTTCGACGAGGCCAAGTTGCTGCGCGACTTCCGCGCGGTACCCATGTTTGGCCGGGTCGTACTGCACCATGCCGGGCACCTTCAGCCACGGCTCGTACCAACCGAAAAGCTCGCCCGTCTCGATCTTCAGGATGTATCGTGCGGTCATGTGGGTGAGGCGGGGCCCCTCGTGAGGGCCCCGCCGTCTCCTTCAGGTTAGGTGAGTTCGGTCACTTGACCGGCTTGGAACATCAGGCACCACACCGCGAACTTGCAGTTCGTCAGCGCGGCCGTGTTCACCGTGATGCGCAGTTGCGTCGCCGTCGCCACGTTCACCGAGGTGCCGTTGGTGTGCAGCAGCGCCGCCGCCATCGTGCCGGCGGTGGCGTTGGACGCTTGGGCGTTGGCCCAAATCGTCGCCGCCGCAGCCGTACCCCACGACAGGGTCGCCGTGGTCGTCACCGTCTCGGCCGAGATGATCTCCAGCCCGCCCGCGATGATGAACGTGCCCACCGGCACCTGCGCGATGTCGATGGTGTTGCCCGACGCCCACGTGGTGGCGGTGACGCCCCACTTGTCGGTGTTGGTGACGTCGATGTACTGACGGTAGATGTGCAGCGCTTGGTTGCCGAAGGTGCTGGCGTGGCCAGCCCCGTAGGTCGAGGTGCTCGGCAGGTAGGTCGTGATTGCAGCCATGGTTTGATCTCCTTGTTCGGTCGGTTGGGGGTCAGCCTTGCGCCACGTAGAGCAGGCCGATGGCGTCGCCCTTGACGACCTTGTAGCCGTACACCTTCAGGCCGCGCAGGATGTTGCCGAACGTCGACTCGGCGCGCAGCGTCTCGACCTTGGTGATCTGCGACGCGAACGTGAAGCCGACCTTGTGCCCGGCCATGATGTAGAACTTCGTGCCCGAGTCCGACACCGGCGGGAGCAGGTTCGACATGTAGATCGTGAAGCGGTCGATCATGCCCACGCGGCCATTGCGCAGGATGCTGGAGCCGTCGCCGGTGAGCGAGGCGTCCTTCAGGTCGGACTTCTTGATCATCGCGACCGCCCACGCCGGCATCACCACCCAGCGGCCCGTCTCGGGGATGTTGGCCTCGTCGAGCACCTGCCCGAGATCGAGCAGCTTGTCGATGATGTTCGACTTGGTCAGCGTCACCGCCGAGCCGGTCGTGCCGAGGTTGATGTTGCCCGAGATCGCGCCGGCGGTCGTACCCTTGGTGCGCGTGGTGATCGCCGAGTCGGTCGGGATCGAGCCGAGGACGTCGCGGTCGACCGCGATCTTCATCTGCTCGGCCGCGTCGGAGGTCCACGCGTCCATCTGGTCGAGGTCCGACTGGACCGCGATCACGTCGTCGATCACCGGGCTGAAGTACTTGCCCTTGTTGATGTTCAGCGTGACGATGGGCGAGTCCGGGCGCTCGTACACGAGGTTCTGGCCGGCGACGTAGTCGCGGATCTGGATGTCCGGCACCGTGCGGATGTTCACCGTGTCGCCCTGTTGGGCGATCATGCCCTCGTAGTCGGTGTTCGCGATGGCAGTCAGCACGCTGGAGGCGTAGAACTTTTCCAGCCACTTGCCGGCCCACAGTTGCGGGATGAAGGTACCCGACTGAGCCGGAACGCCTGCGGAAAGGGGATAAGCCATGGTTTAGCTCCTGAGAGTGATGTGCGCGCTAGGCCGCAATGCGGTTGTCCCGTTGCGCTTGGTAGATTTCCCTCTCGATCCGCTGTTTTTCCTGCGGCGTGTACTTGCCCCGGGAGACGTCCGTGTAGAACGCCTCGATTTCGGTGCGAGTCCACACCTTGCCTTGCGGCCTCGCCGGAGCGTCGGGTCCACCGCGCGACTCGGGCTGGGCCTGAGCAGCGAGGTTGGCCTTCGGGTCCGTCGGCTGCGGGCGGGCAGCCGCGAGCTTCTTGAAGGCGGAGAAGAACCCAGCCGCCGCTTCGGCGTTCAGGGCATTCACCGCTTCATCGAGGCGCTCTTGCAGGGTACGTCCATGCGTGTCGAGCGGGTCCACTTGCGAAAGCCACGACAGGAAGTTCTGGTCGTGATTCAGCACGTTGACGTCAGGCACGAGTTGCACGAGCCGGGCCTTGAATCCCTCGAAGGCCGCGTTCTGCGCAGTGGATGCCATGCCGTTCAACGACCGCTCAAGCTCTTCGTTGCGCGTCGAGAACTTCTGAAGCTGGGCGCGGGCTGCCTCCAGTTCTGCCTTCAGCGGAGCGGCGACCTCTTGGGCCTTGCGCTCGATGACGCTGATCAGGTCTGGTCCGAAGTCCTTCACTTCTTCCGGCGTGAGCGGGTTGAAGGTCGGGGGCTTCGGCGCGGCGTTGCGCACGCGTTCGAGTTCCTCGGTCACTTGACGAACTTGGGCTTGCAGGGTTTGCACCTGCGATTGAAGTTCACCGTTGGACCGCGTGAGCGACCTGTGGATGCCCTGCAACGAGCGGTACTGCTGCAGAAGCTCCTGATACTGCGCATCCGGCGCAGGGGCCGGGGCAGGGGCAGCGGCAGCCGGCTCGGTGGGAGCGGCAGGCGGTTCTTGGGGAGGTGCCGGGTCAGCGGCCGGCGGAGCGGGCTCCGGGGCTTTCGCTGCTGCAGCGAGTTCCTCGCCAATGCGGGCGGCTTCTTCGATCTGTTGCCGAACTTGCTTCGGAAGCGGCATCACGTGCTCCGGCTAAGTTGTGCTAGTTGCTCTCGCGCCTTGGTCGCGTGGGTGTGCAGGTTGTCCAGCACCCCGAACGCCCCCTGTGCGCGATACACAGGGTTCCCGTCGGCCGTGCTCATCGCACTGCACGACGAATTCTTGTTCTCTACCAGCCACGCCATGACGACCTTGAAGCGCTCGTCGTGTTCGAGTGCCGCGAGCGCTTCGAGGGTCTTCTGGTCGGGCTGGGTCAGCATCACGCAATCCGGTACAGCGTGAAGGTGTTCGCCGCCGTCTTGCGGGCGCGGAAGCGCCCGAAGCTCACGGTGCCCACGGCGTCGTTCGACGCGACGGTCATGTTGCCCACCAGCGTCCAGCCGGCGGCGGTCGTCACGGTGGCGTCTTCCGCCGCGACGGTGGAGATGTTGATGATCGAGAACTCGATGGCGTAGTCCGCCGGCAGCGCGCTGCCAAACTTCTCGGTGAGCGCCGCGTCGAGGAGCGTGCCGGTGGCGAGGGTGCTGGTCACCGCGCCCGCGTTGCCGCCGTTGATCGTGATCAGGCCGGCAATCATGCCCGCCGCCGAGATGGTGTTCGCCGCGCCCGTCAGCGCAGTGGGAGCCGGCTGGTAACGGATCAGGGTGTCGTTCAGCAGGACGGCGATGCTGCGTTGTTCGTGGCGGGCCATGGTTTGCTCCTTGATTGGCGGAGTGAGTGGGCACTAACTTCGGCGGAGAATACGCCCGGCGCTACGCGAAGTCAAACGGTGCCGGCGTACGGCCATGACCATGGCGACGAACTCCTCGTCTGAGGGGTTGCGTATGCCGTGCCCTCGCGCTGGCTGCACGAGAGTGCCCACAACCTCCACGCCGGGCATGGCCGCGCCTGAACCGGCGGCCGATACAACCGCCACCTGCGCCACCCCCACCACACAAAGCGCGGCCGCACTCCCCCCGCCAGACAAACGCGGCTCTTCCACCCGCGAGCGGACTGCCCGGGGGAGACTGGTCTTGGCGAACCCGGCAACCGACACTACACCGCTGGCCAAGCCGGGTGCTGCGACGCCTGCACCTCCGACACCCAGCGCAAACGCGACAGGTTCGACGCGCGCCCGCCCGACTTTTGCACGTAGCTCGGAGACGTGCCCGCGCGTAGCCACAGCGTTGGCGAACGCGTACCCCTCCCGTATGCGCTTGAGCCGCGAATGGCGGCGTGACCCGCGAGTGCTTTCCTCAACGCCGGTAATGACGCCGACGATAGCGCCGGCACCGGACAGGTTCGCCGACAGCCAGACGACACCCGAGTCGCCCTCGTTTGCCCCGAACTGCTTGCCCGCGAACTGGTCGCCTGCGAACTGCTTGTTGGCGAACTGCCCGGACATCAGTCGCCGTCCAGTGCCACCGTGTCGCGGTTGTTGTTCAGGTCGAAAGTCGTGGTGATCCGGTCAGTCGTGCCATCCACGCCCTTGTAGACCTCGGTGCTGGTGCCGACTCCGGTAGTTTCACCAGCGATACCAGCCGCAATGATGCGCAGGAGTTGCTCTGCGGTGTAGCCGGCCTCAATCAACTCTTGCCACACCGCCTGCCCCACATTGGCCGTTGTGAGCAGATCGCCGGTCACTGTGATGCTGGCAGCCAGCGTGCCTAGCGCGGTGGCAGTGCCGGTTGCCGTACCGCTGCCCGACAACGCAGCCGCGGCGTGTCCCAACGCCGTGAGCGCACCGGCGACGTCGCCCGCACCAGCGAGTGCGGCCGCGAGGTTCAGGAACGCCTGCGCCGTCGCGCTTGAGATCGTGCCTGAACCCGTGAGCGCGGCGACGAGCGAGACGATCAGCGCACCAGTGCCGGAGAGACTGCCGACTCCGGCCAACGTCGCCTCGCCGTTCACGCCGCCTGCGAGGTTCAAATCTGCGATGGCACCCGCGCCCGCAATCAGGTTGTGGGACGCGAGCGCCCCCGCCTTCTGCGGCATCATCCATGCGCCGGGGTGGCGATACCCGTAGGGCAGGCCCACCGTGTCGTCGGTGATCCCCTGCCCCGCAGTAAGGTTGCGCATCGCCGCCGTGCGCGTGTAGTTGCCGTGATGCGCGGACGGGTAGGCGTTGTTCGACGCCGTCGCGCCGAAGATTTGGAACGCGCCGAGCGTGTCGCGAAAGCCGTTCTGCAGCAGGGCCACTACAGTGTCTCCGCAGCCGCCTCGTGGCCGGCTGCGACCAACGCCTCGCGGTCGATTTGGCGCTGCAAGTCGGCGACGAGCGCCGCGAGCTTGTAGGCGTCGCCCTTCCACTGCGACAGGTCGCCCACCAGATCAAGGATGCGCTTGTCCATCACGAGCCGCCGTACCCGTAGTCGAAGTCGACGTTGATCGTGCCCGCCGAGGTAGTCGCGCCGGTCTGGAAGAGCAGGAACTGGATGTTCGCGCCGTCGGGGATCTTGCGCATCGACGGCAGCGCGTTGACGAAGTCGACCTTGCTGTAGAGGCCGGTGGCCGGGATCGGGATCGTCCACAGCGGCTTGCACAGGCCGATGATCACGGTGCCCGAGGCGTGCGCGGTGCCGGACCACACGAGCGAGACGATGTCGCTGACGCCGGTGTCGCCGGCCGCGAGCGGCAGGAACGGGTTGTACTTGTTCGCCGCCGCGCCG